GTTCAAGGGGAGTCCGGCCGAGGAGTACATCAAGGCTCGCGGCCTGGGAGACGTGGCCGAGAAGTTCCGCCTCGGATACGTCGGTTCGGCGCTGACTGGTCATGAGCAGCGAACGGGAATGTTGGTTCTCCCGTATCTGCGGCCGGCAGGCGGAGCCCATGGCGTCGCCACCGTGCGATTCAGGTGTATCGCTGACGAATGCGTGAAGGACGAGGCAGGTAACTACTTCGCCCCCACCCGCAAGGAAAACCACGACAGCCATAAGAAGTGGTACGGGAAGTACTGGGGTCTCCCCGGTGACGCACCCCGGCTCTTCAACACAACGGCTCTCATCACCGAAAGCCCGTTCATCGTCGTCACGGAAGGCGAGTTCGACGCAGCGGTCTGGGAATCCGTTGGGGTGCCGGCCATCGCCTACCAAGGCACCGGCGCATGGCGAGACCACTTCATCCCGCCCCTGATCGGATTCGAGACCGTTTACGTGATCGCTGACGGAGACGAGCCGGGAATCAAGGCGGCCGAGAAGCTTGCCGCCCTTCTCCCCAATGCCAAGGTCATCGTCTTCCCTGATGGCCACGACACCAATTCATTCCTTCATGAGTACGGGGCTGCTGCCCTGCGAGAAAGGATCGGCCTGTGAAGTCGAAGTGGAAGCCCGGAACGCGAGTCCGGGTGAAGGCCACCGTCACGGACGGAACTGCCGGCCTCACGGGAACGGTCGAGGCCGTGAACTATGCCCAGGTCGAGGAGTCCACCTCGGTTCTTCTGGACAACCCTGACGGCGGATTCGATGCCCTGGGCGCGTTCTTCGAGGATCACGAGCTGGAGGCCGAGTGAGCTTCGAGCTTGGTCAGATCGTCTCCATCTCCCGCCCTTCCACGATCTACACACGGCAGTTCAAGGATGAGCGGGCTGTCATCACGAACATCTACGAGGGCGACCCCTTCCCCTACGAGGTGACGTTCGCGAGTGGTCAGTCCCTCGCCTTTGCCGGTGACGAGCTGTCGTCACTGGGCGGCGACGAGAAGGCGGACGACGCGGTGAATCACCCGTCGCATTACACCTGGCTTCCCAAGGGCCTGGAAGTCATCGACATCACGGAGAACCTGAACTTCAGCCTCGGGAATGCCGTGAAGTACATCCTTCGAGCCAACCACAAGCACGACGAGCCGCTTACGGACCTGCGTAAGGCGGCCTGGTACATCAACCGCGAGATAGAGCGCCTGGAGGCCGAGAAGTGACCGTTGAAGAGCGAATTCAGGCTCTCATAATCAAGTGGCTCGAAGTCAATCAGGGTATCGAGGCCAAGACGGCTCGGATCGATGAAGACGACTGGGCGATGCGCACTGGCTACAGCAGTGGGTGTGACACCTGCGGATGGGGCAGCGACCCGGATTACCTGGAGCTGACCATCTGGTACACGACCACCGAAGACAGCCGCAAGCGGTACGTCGAGGTCAAGACTGACCCGCTCAGCTTCCTGGCCGAGCTGCTGAAGCTCGAAGTGGGGGCCAAGTGAAGCGAGTTGTAGTCATCTCTGACCTTCAGATGCCCTTCGAGGACAAGCGGGCCCTGAAGAACATCATCCAGTTCATCGGCGAGTACCAGCCGGACGAAGTCATTCAGATTGGTGACTGCGTCGACTACCCGGCCCCTTCCCGCTGGTCCGCGGGAACCAGGGCCGAGTTCGAAGGCGGAGTTCTCCGGGACTCGCAATACGCCGTGGACAACTTCATCGGACCCGTCAGTGAAGTGTTCACCGGACCGAAGAAGATTCTCAAGGGCAACCACGACGAGCGCCCGGAGAAGTACCTCATCAGCAAGGCGCCGGCCCTCGGTCATGAGGACGTGGCATATCGCATGGAAACCCTTCTCCAGCTCAAGGCACACGGTTGGGATCTGGCTGACCCTTACTACAGCTTCGCCCCGGGATGGGTCGCCATCCACGGGCACGAGAGCCCTGGCATGAACCAGGTACCCGGAGCCACTGCGCGGCTCAAGGCCGTGAAGGCGGGTGTCTCGGTCGTTATGGGTCACACTCACCGCCTGGCGGTCTCACCTCACACAACGGGCCATAACGGGAAGCTGAAGACCATCTACGGGTTCGAGGTCGGGCATCTCATGGACGTGAAGAAGGCCGGATACCTGAAGAACGGACCCGCTAACTGGCAAAAGGGCTTCGGGCTCTTCTATGTCGGTAAGTATGGCGCCACCCCTCAGGCCATTCCGGTTGAGGATGACGGCTCTTTTGTCGTGGAAGGTGTGCGGTACGGAAAGATCAAGCGCGGCCCGAAGGGTCAGTTCATGAAGGACGCTGCATGACGGAAATCAACTGGGAGGCCCTTGAGCCGCTGGCCGAGAAGATCGCATACGAGATCACGGCTAAGTGGCAGATCGTAGAGGCAGACGATGTGAAACAAGAGATCTTGCTTCACGCTCTCCAACAGCAGTCAATCATTGCCCGATACCAGGACGATGAAGAGACTCTGAGGAAGATTTTCTACAAGGCCGGACGGCAATACGCCTCTAGCGAGCGCGATTACCGGGACCTGATGGATGACCACTATTACTACACTCCGTCTGAAGTGCGGGGCGTGATGCGGTCTTTCGTCTACACAGACGCCGAGGTGTCCGATCAGATCGGCAAGAAGGATGACCTGACGCGCTGCGTCATCACGGACAACATCCTTTCCGCACGGATGGACGCCGAGAAGGCCATCAGGCGCCTGAACAAGGACTACCAAGAGGCCATCATGCGGCATTTCGTCTACGGGATGAGCCCCGTAAATGACGCCGACAAGAAGCGCGGCTACCGAGCGATTGACGCCCTGGCGCTGGAAATGAACCGAAACATTCGGAGAGGACGGTAAGACCCTGACTGACTGGAAGACCCCCACTGCTAAGACTGTCTATGAGCGCACCTACCGGCGAGAGAAGCCGAACGGTGAGCTGGAGACCTGGCCTGAGACCGTGCGGCGAGTAGTCGCCGGCAACGTGGCCCTTGTCGATGAGAGGTACATCGAGCCGGGCGAGGCTGAGCGCCTGGTCGAGCTGATCGAGTCCTGGAAGGTGATGCCCGCGGGGCGTCATCTGAAGTCGAGCGGCGTCAACGATTACGCCCTCAACAACTGTTGGGCTGCGGGCTGGTACCCCGAGCACCCTGAGGAACACTTCACGTTCACGCTGCTGCGGCTGGCAGAGGGCGGAGGCGTCGGAGCCAACTACAGCAACCACTACCTCAGTGAGTTCCCGGACATCGTGAGCCCGGTGAAGGTGCACATCGTGTGCGACCCGAGCCACCCTGACTTCGAGGAGATGGCTGAGGCTGGTCTCGTCTCCACGGAGTACAGCCACACATGGGCCGGCGCCTACGGTGTGGAGGACTCGCGCGAGGGTTGGGCTGCGGCCCTGGGCGATCTCATCCGGACCGCTCACGACCCCAAGACCCGGCACCAGGACCGCGTGTATGACGTGAGCCGTGTCAGGTTCAAGGGCGCCCCGCTGCGGTCGTTTGGCGGCACTGCCAGCGGTCCCGCTCCGTTCGCAGAGATGTTGGTGAACGTCGGCAAGATCCTGACTCGCGCTGTGTTCGGCCCCGTCATGTGGGCTCCGCTTGACGGCATGTCTGCGATGGAGATCGATCACGAGATCGCACGGTGCATCGTCTCCGGTGGTGTCCGTCGCTCCGCTCGCATGTCCATCATGCGATGGGACGACCCGCAGATTGACGAGTTCCTGGCCTGCAAGGCGGACCAGTCTCGGCACTGGACAACGAACATATCGATCGAGGTAGATGACGCCTTCATTGAGGCGGTGCACGACGGGCACATAGGTGCTCAGCTCGTCCTCAACCAGCTCGCTGAGTCTGCCCTGACCAACGGGGAGCCGGGATTCTGGAACTCGTCCCTGAGTGCCGTTGGCGAGGTTGATGGGGTCTACACCACCAACCCATGCGGAGAGGCCCTGCTTACGCCTGCTGAGCCGTGCAACTTGGGTTCGGTCAACCTCGGTGCGTTCGTGGACTACGGCGGCAACGTCGACACGGACGGGCTGTTGGAGGCTCACCGCCTGGTGACCCGGTACCTGATCCGGGCCACCTGTGCAGAGGTGGCTGACCGGAAGAGCAAGGACGCCATCTCTCGGTACAGGCGGATCGGTGTTGGCCATCTCGGGTTCGCTGACTTCCTGGCGAAGGCCGGGCTTCGATACAGCGAGTCGGCCGACAGTT